TGTAAAAGTTTAATCCGCCTGGTTGTGTTCTTACGGGTAAAACAAAAGAGTCATCAGGCACTAACAATGGTGGATCTACCATTTTTTGTGCAGCCTTAATTGTTGTTTCTGCCATCTTGTTAATCATCTTGATATCAGCAAGAGCTGTCATTGATGGTGATCTACCATAAATCTCATTACTTGATTTTAACCATCTTGGTACAACAAAAGGGAACTCCATAAATCCAGAGATGTTAATGATTGTTCCATCTTCATCATAATAAACAGAACTAAATGCCATTGATTTATTATCCATCTTATAAGGATTCAAATCATCGTTAGGCTTCACACAATGATAAATCGTAACATCATCATGCGGAGCTGTTTGAACAATCTTCATTATTCTTTTTGGTAACTTATCTCCAAACTGCTGGTACGCAGCTCTGGCAGACATCTTTAGTTCACGATGAATAGTATCAACAACACCTTTGTTGTTTTCCTGGATATAAATTTCTTTAATATGCCTGGTTGAAAATCTTATAAAATCTTTTTCATCATCTTCAATCATCATACAGCCAGTACCAAAAGCTACCATGTCTGTATAAAGTTCGTGGATCTCTTGTTGGAAGTTAGATCTATCTAATGCCATATACATGGTATCGGTACATGACTCTAACCATTCTTTATTCTGTTCTACATTAGAAATCATTTCATCTTTAAATCTCATAGAGAACCAGGGAGTTGCTGCGTTTGTCAGCATTCCATGTAACGATGATGATAATAATTCTAAGGCGTGTAAAGCTGTGCCATCAAAAATTCTTTCAGTTCTTTTATCACCCCTAGATCTGGTGGTAGTGACATCAGCTCGTCTAGGTAAACAGTAATCAGCGACTTCTTGCCAATGACTTTCCCAGTTTTGTCTTTTCGTTTTTAATTGACTGAACTGGCTTTTTAAATCTTTGCCTTGCATTATTTAATCAATCCACCTTTCTGATTTCTTTGACCACCTAATAATGTTGCGTATTCTTTTGCACCCGCAGCTAGTTTTTCTGCATTAGACATTTTTTTATATCTCTCTCGTTTTCTTTCTGCTGCATTTAATTGATCTTTTCCTAAGATTGCATTATATGCCATTCCGACTAAACCACCTTGACTAGCAACACTCACAGCCTTTTTTCCTATTGCTGGAATTATTCCTGTTACCTTTTCTGGCTTTGATGCATACTGCATATAATTTTTCGCTACTGTTCCATCAGCATTAATAATAGGCTTTCTTAAATAGGATGGTGTCTTTGCTTGACCGCCAAAAACAGCTCTTGCCATATCACCCGCCATCTCTCCAAATGTAGGAGCTGGTGAAACAATTCTTCCTGTATAGTCTGTTGCTTTAGCGTTTGTATTAAAAACTGGTTTACCACCTTTTTGTGTTAAACCTTCTACGACTGGAGCTTTCCCTGGTATAAATTCGACACCCCTACCTCTGTTTTTAGCATCCTGTAATTCTTTCTCTCGTTTTTTAGAAATTTCACCCGCACCTGGACTCATGATATTTGACATCAGCTCTTGAGTCGATGCTGCTCTTTTTTGTTCTCTAGACTTTGTTGCTGCTTCTGAACTCATTTAACCACCTAATAAAGTTTTCTTATAAATTTGTGGATCTTCTTCCACGCCTTTTTTAGAAGTTAAAATAGTTTTAGTATAACCAGCTCTTTTCTTCTTCATTGTTTGTTTAATCATTTCTGTAGACTCAGCTGGTAACTCGGCAGCGGTAGCTGCTGGTACTTCAGGCAGCGGAGCTGGAGGTGGTGGCGGAGCTGGTGTCTTTGGTCTTAAAAATCCCATTATCAATCCCTCCCTAGTGGATCGTAGTTTAACCCCTCTGCATATTTCTGCATTGGAGCAGTGTTGTTAAAATCCAAATCTCTAATTGCAACAGCGGCTGTTCGCCAGGCATCACAATAGTGACTTGACCAGTCATGGATCGGTTTGGAATAAGTTTTTAATTTATCTAACCACTTACGATGATACCATCTCATCGCATCCAAGAATGGTTTACAGTTATCTCTATCAATATATGTGCGATTTAGCAAGAGTTGTCCAGCGTGTATTCCATCCTCTATCGGCAGCTTTGGACAGACTCGTAGTGGTCGCATTCCCATACTATAGGCATACTCTTTCCTAGAATGTCCAGTAGACATCTCTCGATGTTCTATATCGTGTGGAAATACAAAATTTCTAATAGGGTAGCCTGTTTGTCGGATATAGTCTGCATAGTGATCTAGGCTTTTGTTATTATTACTATAACAATCAAATACTATTATTGCTCTATCAATAGGCTGTATAAATAATAAACTAGTATCATCTGATATTCCTAAATCAAAATAAACATCTACGGGATAGCCTGGATCAAAGGGAAATTTACCAATCTGGTTTTTATTTTCCATTTTATCAATAATTTTACCATACACCGCACCGCTTACATTGGCTGTCCAGGAACATTCAAATTCCTGTTGATACTGATCTTCGGTCATCAGTTTCCTTGCTTCTTCTAATTCTTCTTTAGGTACAAGGTTGGTTTGACTCGCTTTATGAATAACTGTTAGCCAGGCTGCATCTCCTTTTGCTTTCTCATACAAATCATAAAAACTATTCATGCCTTGGGGTGTTCCGATGAAATAAATATTACCCAAGCGGTCTGCAACAGCTGGTCGTAATATCTCTGGAAATAGTCTTTCATCCATTTGTGCATACTCATCACAGAATATTTCATCAAAGTATTGACCACGAGCAGAGTCTGGATTTTCACTACCAAACAAAGATACTCTTGCTCCTGTTGGGAAGTCAGCTCTCAATTCTGTTTCATTAAACTTCATCCCAGGTATCTTGCGGGAATAATGTTTTAAATAATCCCAGGCAATCAATTTAGCCTGGACTCTAGTAGGAGCAAAGAATGCACCTCTAAATGCCTTTTTTTTACTCGTGAGAGCCGATTTAATCAAGTGGTTGATAGACATGACTGTTTTGCCACCTCGTCTGTGCATGACGATTACAGCAAATCTGTATTTACTTAAATCACTATGGAGCTTTTGTTGTTGTGGTCTAGGCTTGTAAGGTATCTCGATTGTTTTCAATGAATGGTTTCCTTTAAGGCTAAGAGTTCATCGTTGAAATCTATAGCAAGGTGTTCGCATATTGTTTGTGCAGCTTCAATCATACTAGGTTCATCATCAAATTTACCAATAACTATTTTGACTTCTTTTGTTTTGTTGTCGATGATTACTTTAGCTGTTACTAGACTGTCTTTGTTCAAGTGTCTTGATCTCCCATGTATTATATATACTCAGACGCACCCCAGTTTTTGGGGGTATCGATAAAAAAAAACTAGCAAAACCAGTCATTATTCCTGGAAAAATGTTTCTAAGTTTGCATAACTTGTATTATAAGCGGTATATAGTCTTGATTTTATTAGCTTATTGAATGCTTTTCTTATCATTATCCATCGAACCTCTTATTGCGTGTGCGTGATCGTCTTGTTTCTGCTCTGTACTGGGATGATCTGCTGTTTCTTCTTCCTTCCAAACTACCTTGATAATCGGATCACCTTCATTAACGACAGTCTGCTTATCTCCAAATACTGACACTAACTTTGAAGCCATCCATCTGGCGTGATGTAATCTTTCCCTGTTCCATTGTACTTGTTGAGGTTCTACCTCTTGAGTTAAAAGATCTTGCATCCAATCCAACCAAGTCATCGCTCCGAGTCGTCTTGCGTCTAATATCTGTTCTTTAAACTTTTGATCGTTTTTCATCCATTCATGAACAGTAGACAAACCAGGCATATCTTTTTTTTTACAAATAGAAGCTAAACTATTACCCAGTTCTAATTGTTCAATGATCTTTGAATATAATTCTTTTGATTTCTTCATCTGTTTTGTTCCTGTACTGTATCAAGTTTCTATATTGTTTCAACTTACCTTCAAGCGTTTTTGCTCCTGTTGATTTACCTCCATGATAACGACAAATCCACCTTCCATTCTTGCAAAGTATCCCTTTAGCCTGGCACTGCTTCCCATCGTACTTTCTTTTTGCTTGGCAAAATACCTTTTTACTTGGTCTGCCTACCATTATTTTTTCTTATAATCCTTTACAATTCCTAAATAGACAGCAATATTCCAGGCTTCCTCGCTTGTTTTAGGATTTAAATATTTTGCTTTCCATTCAATAGACGCTTTATAATCACCAGTCTTTTGAACATATCTTTGACGAATACTTTCTGGATCTAAATATTTTCTTTTGTTTCCGTCTGAAACATTACGATAATTAATATTAAATCCTTTAGTTAGATTTTTTAATATATTTGCTACTTTCTTTTTTTCTTCTTCTTTAATGGTGGTCATATTTGAACCCTCAACTTTAGTTAATTTATTAGTTAATTCATTAGTTAATTGGTGGCTCAATTCTGAACCCCTTTGAGTCCAATTATGAACCCCTTTTGGCTCAATTATGATCCCCTTTTCACTATGTGAAACATGATAATTGATTTGATATTCTGTCGCTCTACCGACATATCCTTTTTTTAACCTGGTTAGATATCCATTATTAATAAGGTTGGCAACTCCTCGCTTGATACTGCTTCTCGATAATCCTGTATCATCTGACAGCCTGGCATGACTGGGGAAAAGTTTTTTTGTCTTGTTGTTTTCTCTATCTAAAAGAAAAAACATCACCCGTCTTGCAGCATCATTCAGCTTTTGGTCTGCGTTTACCTTTTTTAATAGCTTCCATTTTTCGATCATAAATATTAAAATTAATCCTTTTGAATATATTCAGCCTTGATTTATAGATGCTTTGACGCCTTCCAGTGTCTGTGATCTGTCCGTTTTCAATGATTAAATCAGCAGCTAAAACATAAAAATTTTCTGTTTCTTCAATAACCCATCCTACCGATAAGCAATCCGCCAAACCGATAAAACTATCTTTTAACTCTTTCCATCCCGTTTCATCTTCCTGGGGATCTTTCCAATTAAAAATTAAAAGATCTGGATTAGTCTTGGAAGAAATCATTGACTTTAACTTTACCTCCAGTCGCTTGAACTATTTTTCTAATATTTTTTGATGATGGGGTAAAACCTTGACACCATCGTTGAACGAGTCGAGCCGCATTGGAATGATCTGAAAAACCTAGTATTTCCGCCAGTTTTCCGAAAGTATAATTGTTTTTTGTTCTGTATTGTTCTAATTTCATAGCAATAATTTCTATATTTATTTTAAAAAAGCAAATTATTTTGTATTTTTTTTTGGTGCGACAATAATGCACAATTGACTATATAGCAAATTTTGCTATTAATATATTAATTAATTATATAACTGCGGAGGTTATTATGAAAAAAAACTTTAACTTTGGTAAAATAGCTTACCAAAACAAAAGAAAAGAAAATTTAGTAATTGTTAATGTAGAGTATACAGACGGAGTTTTTACCGCTTCTGGTTCTATCTTTAATAGATTAGGCACAGACATTATATCAGGTGGTCAAAACTTAGACGAAATAAAAAAATATATTAAAAATAAAACTTTTAATAAAATTTATAATATTTGGAAAGAATATCATCTTAATGACATGAATTCCGGTAGTCCAAAGCAAGAGGAATTTATTAAAAATTTAGAGGATCTTGGTTTTAGTTATGATTATGATTTTGTTTGTAAGCAATTAGAAAAAAATGATCTTTTGATTGATAAATCATATTTACATAATGGCAAACCTTATAGATATGGTTCAGCCTGGTTAATGAGAGAAATCCCAACAGAAGTAAAAGATCAAATAAATTCATTAATGGAGGTGCAATAATGCTAAACGATTTTTTAACCCTGGTCGCTCACTTTGGAGCATTCGCATTTATTTTATATTTCATTAAAGAAATTTTTAGATAGGAGGGGAAAAAATAATGAGAAATAAAGATTGTTGGATTGAAATTGATACTAGGTGGCAAGGTGATTTTGCATTGGTTTATTGTCATACTGATTTAAGTAAATCTAGAACAATAAGAGATTCATTAATTTATTTTGATGATTTTTATAGAAAACCTTTATCTGATAATTACAAATTGTTAGAAAATGCCAACAATGGATTAAATCCATTAAAATGCAAAAAAGAAAATCTTTCTAAATTCAAAAATTTATTAAAACTAAATAAATTTAAATACAAGGAAGATATAAAATGAGCCAAGTCCAAGCAGATTATTTTTATCAAAAACCAGAGATAAAAAAGAAAACAAAAAAACTTTGTGAAGAAATACAAAGACGCAGAAATCTGGCATTCGGTAGATCTAATTTAATTAGTTATGAGATTGGTAGAAAATATTTGAAGGTGGGGGAGGTTGCTCCCACCTTTGGCGGTCTATTAAATACGATTGCTTTCGTTGATATGGATGGAAATATTTTTAAAAGTGCATCTTACGACAAAGCTGCCAAACACAAAAGAGGAAATATTTTTAGTGAACAAGAAGGCAAAGAAGCCATAGACGCAACAGGATTTATTAAATATTTAAGGGGGTAAAATGATAATAATAAAAAATAAAAAAGTAATTGATGAATTGATTAGCTGCATTCACCATAAAATAGGAACATACAATTCGTTAATAGAACAAGAATATAAACTCGGTGGTCAAAATCCAAAATATACAAAAGAACTCGTAGAAGAAAAAGAAGAATTAGTGAAATTAAGAAGAAAATTTGAACACCATACAAAGGATTTGACATTATAGCAGCAATAGCTAAGATCAAGAAAAGGAAGCAATTAAATGGATGACATAAAATTTGTAGCGGACTACTGGCTAAAACATGGTCTAAATCATTTATCACCCACACAAA